ATTAGTGAAAATTAGTGGTGTAAATGTAAGTAAGTTGGAATCGTTGAGCCAAGAAGCCCCTACTCGCTTGCGAGTTAGTTGCGGTACTCCGCAACTAACCTCTTTAGGGTAGGGGTAATTCACCAACATTACATTGACGAGTTTGCCGATGAGAATGGGGAAGTGGAATTTTATGTTTGGTGGTAAGTCTTGATTTGTAAAAGCCCACCCGGCGTGCCGGGTGGGCTTTTTTCGTTTGTATTGCTAAATAATAGCATGCAGACATTTCAGCATTTTTTTGAATCCAGAAGTTATCAACAATCGATCCAAGACAATTTAGATCATATGGACACGGTGTTGCAAGATTGGACTCCGGTTGCATCTGAAGTATTGAGTCATGATGAACGAGGCAAACCTTCATTTGATTTCCAAATTCCTGGGGGGTACATTGCTGCTCCCAGTCTGTATAACAATGAAAAAGTGTGTCATCTTTGTAATACGCCTTGCCGACAAAAATTCCCAATCAAAAATGATACAAAGAAATGGTTGCTTTGGGTGGGATCAGAATGCATCACTAGATTTAGCGACAATAAACAATCTGGCGCAAAATTACAACAAGAAGCCGGATGGCAGGCTAATGTAGCGTTATTGGCAAGTGTTCATAACGTTCTTGCTGAAGCTGATCAATTATTGGGAATTCAACAACTGGCCAAGAAATACTTTGGGCATGGCGTAAAATATGAAAATGGCAAATGGATTGCAAATCGAACTCGCCTGCTTCATAGAAGGTTTGATCAAGATGATGAGCATCATGCTGTTCAAAAACAAGACTTGGAAAGTCGTGGTTGGAAACCATCTCCACATCGTCAAGGGTTGTATGAAAAAGACGAAACGATTTTCGCTCCAGAAACCATGAGTGGATTACAACATGCACCATTGATAATTCAAAAATACACTACAGCTTTTGTCAATTTAGTAAAAATCATAGGCGGCAGACATTATGAAATGACAGAGCCAAAGAAACTAACGGCTTGGGCTCAAAACAATAGACAAACCATTGAAACTTGGGTGCCATTATTTCATGATATGTTAGGGAAATTAAAGGCAGTAGCTCCTGCACATTCTGGTAAAAACTTGGCAGAATTCGACAATCCCGAACTGGAAAGGTTAACTCAAGAATATCTTACTATTCCAAACAGGTCTAAGTCTCTCACTAAACTGAATTAGCAAGCGACTATATACATGCATGCTAAAAGACTGTAATGGAAAGCCATACAAGGCATTGGGTAGCTTGCAACAATTTGATCCTGAAAACACAACACATGATTTGTTTAATCTGTGGGATCAGGACTCGATCAAAATAGGCGGCTCTCCGATAATGTACTTTGAGTGTTTGATCAATTTTACCACGGTTGACAAATTGTATTTGGAAGCCAGGGATAAATTATTCTCTACTTATCCTGTACAGTTATATGGTTTTTACGAACCAGTTCCAGATCAAAACCATCAGAATATGTTTGGGATAGACTCTTTAGAAGATATGATCTTTGAGTTTAACAAACAAGCAGTAATTGACGCCATTGGACACGTTCCAAAATTAGGCTCTCGACTTTATTCACCACACAAACGACAAAATTGGGTGGTCATTCAAAGAAATATGGGAGAGTGGAAAATGTGGGGCGAATTAAGGATTCAATTGCTTTGTCAGAAGTTTCAAGAATCTATCACGACTGGAGAAGGTCAAGTTTCACAAGCACAACCAGATTTCAAAATTACTTAGGAGAAAATATGAAAAGTTTTAGAGAGTGGAAAGAAGAAGATACACAAGATGAAAACCCGGTATTGTTACTTAAAAATCTCAATGTTCTTGCCAAACAATTAGAAGGCGAGTTGAAAGAATATAAGGGCGAGCGGTTCCAAGGATTCATCGAAATGATTGGTGCAATCAATAGTTTGCGAATGACGCTTGCAGAAATTGACACTGGTGCATTTCGTCCAGGCTGGATGACAAGTGAATCCGATGGTGATGGCAAACCAAATGCACCTCATGGTATGCAAAAATTAGCCGATGCAGAAAAGAAGTCAGCGGGGTCGAGAGACTTGCGAAAAGATTTGAGTGCAGATTACAAAGGCCACATTAAAAGTAATGGAACAGTAGAACCTTTCAAACTTAAAAAATAGGAGTTAACCATGTGGTGGGCCATCGGTTATACAATTGGAGCAATTATTATTTTCATAGCAATGATGGTATTGGCCTATTTTGGCGAATCTTTTGATAGCAAGAAAACTACTCTTAGTAAGAAAATTACAGTTGCAATGTTTTATGGGATTATTTGGCCAATTACAATACCACTTATGCTTTGGGCTATTTTTGGTCGCTACTAGTTTCTAAATACAAATTCAATGTTTTTAGAGAGCTTATGAACTTTCTTGATAAATTTTCTAGGTAATTTGGGAGGATACAGAGTGCCACGAACCTCAAGTATGGTTACGGGCACTCTTTCTTTATGTTTTTGTATGCGATATGACTTCATTGTAACTTTAATAAATTATGTGCTAATAACCATAACTAATTTAGTTGAGTACGGGATTAAATTATGAGTAAACAAATCAACCAAGGGAATTATGCTCAAAAATCATTGAATGATTGCAATGAGAAAAGTCCTGTCCAAGAAAAAATAAGCGAAGATAAAATCCCACAATTATGTCAGCCGGAAGATTCTTTGAAGTCCACGGATCAACCAGGAATGGGTTGGCTAAGTGATTACTGTGATGAATCTGGAAGGGAGGGCGGTGGTCAAGATGGCACTTGCGATCCCATGCAGAGTGGACAAATTCTTAACGATTTAAGAAACCCAAATAGAAACGTGCTTTATCGTTATGCCAAGGGTATTCGTCACGCTGACATGGCTATGAAAGATATGTTTAGTCAAGTAGCAGTAATTGATCCAAATGGCAAGGGGTTTCCAGTTCCTATTATTTACGGCACCCAAGAACGTGCTGTTGCAGCTATCATGTTCGATAATGTCAGAAAAGACAACAGCCTAGTAGTAGATCGAATTAAGCTTCCGTTATTATCTATTTATCAATCAGGGATGCAGTTTGCACAAGGTCGTTACACCTATCATAAAGCAGTGGATTACATGAGAAGATTACGACCTGATAGGGCTCCTGGATTTACTACCAGCGAATTTAGAGAAAGAGACACTGTATTTGGTGTCACTAGGGGAATTCCTATTGATGTGGAATACACATTATCGGCCTGGGCGTTGTATATCGAAGATATGAATCAAATAGTTGAACAGATCCTTACGAAATTCAGTCCAATGGCATATATAAGTGTAAGAGGCGTTCAATGGGAAATTGGCGTTAAGCTCAATTCCATAGCTAATAACTTGGAGGCAGAGCCGGGAGATCAGAAACTAAGAGTAATTAAATTCCAGTTTAACTTAACGGCTGAAACATATATACCTCAGCCAATTGTTCGACACAAAGCTGTCTTGGCAGCGAAAATTGATATGTCGGGCAATGGGACTGAAATAGAAGAGATGACAGAGGCACTAGATAGATTAGAGATTGCGATTAAGGAGTTCGGTTCATGATAGAAATCACAAACCACAACAGGTTTCCTGTACAGGTCATTGTGAAAAAGCGAGGGAGGCCCCGAGCTTTCACAACTCTGAACATTCCTGGAATGGGCAAAGGAAAAAACGTCTATTACCTCGACGATCAGAGAAGCACTGAATATATTGAACGTGTCGAAGCAAAGTTTGGTTTAATTACCACTAGATATATACCTGATAATGAAGTAAAGCAAAAGGGAGAATAAACTATGGCGATTTTAAGGGGATTTCCGCCGTCTAATACAATTAGTCCGAGTGTTAGAATCACCGAGAAGGATTTAAGCTACATTGCTCCATCCAACACCTTCCACCGTGCTGGTTTGGTTGGATTTGCAAGTAAGGGGCCGATTAACCTTCCCACTATTGTTGCAAGTCAACGGCAATTGAACACAATTTTTGGATACCCTCACCCAGAAGAGAGTGATCCTTATCTAATTTATGCTGCATCGCAGTACCTACAAATTGCTAATGAGCTTTATGTAGTGCGTGTAGCTGATGACGATGCAGTAAGTAGTGAACAGGCCACAACAGCCTGGGTAGATGTACCGGCCGCTGGTGCGACGATTCAAGTAGCCGCAAAGTCTTCAAGTGGTATTGCAATGTCAACATTTAGATTCAGTACCGACTGTTTCTTGAGATGGAAGCTTAACGGCGTTTCTTCTTCAAGAGTTTTAGTCATTCCAGCCGGTGGCATTGATATTAACACGGGAGTTTGGACACAATTTACATATCAAGTTCCAAATGCATCTGGAATCATGAATCTTCTAAAAGAAGACACGGATGATCCGCACATGACAAACAGTGATGGCACTTCTCATCAGATGCAGGTTGATGGAGTAACTTACAAGAATATTATTCTTCAGCTAAACAGTCAATTGGATTATAGCAATCCAGCAGAACTTGGCTATCTAGACGGAATTAGTTTTTACAACGATTCTGGAAATTTAGCAGTACAAACATTGTGGGCCGCTGGTCCAACTTGCTCTTTTGAGTTTGTGTCCGTAGGCAATTCGGCATTGCATCCAATGGCTAGCACACTAAGCGGCGCAGCGTCACCAGATACAGGGTTAGGATTCGGTTCCGAAATGGAAGCGGCTATTCTTCCTGGATATTATGATTACTATCCACAAACTGGCTCTCATCCCATCAGTGGAGGTTGGGTTGTTCCATCTAGCATGAATCTATTAGAAGTTGTAGTAGATGGTACTGGAAACGACAATATTGATAATGCTGTTCAGGTTATCAATCTTGCCGATGTATTCAATAATACTGAAGTTACAACGGCTGATATTGTAAAAAGTATTAATCGTCAAATCAACAATGGTTATACTGATGGCCATACCACATGGTTAATTCCTGGTGGTTTTTGTGCAGTGGGTGGTGGAATTAACGGCACTACAGTAGGTGCGGGATATACTCCTAAACTACCTGCCGATGGAAGCGGTATAGATAGATTCGTTGATTATGAAGTGTTGTTTGCTGATGAGGTGGAAAGCACAGATGACTTCCCAGGCGCACCAAACGATTACTCAAGTATGGGAACGGCTACCACTTTAGATTTAGCCGCTAAATACATAACATTGGCTACTTTGCATAAGGGTCGTGACGCTAGAATTTACATTCGTCCATCGTCAACAGCCAGTGCTGCTTTGGGATTTAATCAAGTAGATCAGTATGGCCATAACATTAATAATGATACTGCTATGGGCTATACCCCTTATGGTACTGCTGGTGCCACAAGAGATGAAGCATTTGGTCTATGGTATGGTGCTTCCAACAGTGGAGTAAACACCTTTAGACTCACAGCCGACAGTGCTGGCATTGAAGGTAATAATACTCAAGTGTTAATCAAGAATGATGTTCGAGAAGGAGTATTCACTCTTGAGGTATACAATAATGGTGCGCAGGTAGAATCTTGGGGTTATTTGACCAAAGACGATACTAGCAGATATTATGTTGAAACATTCTTGGCTTTAACATCTGATTTCCTTCGTTGTATCGACAACACAGCAACGAAGGCATTGCCGTTAGAGAAAACAGGACAAACCTATTACTCACTCAGCGGCGGTAATGATGGCATCCCAAGCGATCCAGATCTTCAAGATGAATTGTTGATGGGCAGTCTGCTTGGTTACACGGGTATGTATGCCTTGTCAGAACCAGAGCAAATTGATATCGACCTAATTGCCGTGCCTGGACATGCTTCTACAGACGTTATTTACGAACTGTTGAATCTATGCCAGAGCGTCCGTATGGATTGCTTGGCAATTATTGATCCACCATTCGGTTTAACCGTAAAAGAAATTGTACAGTGGCAGAATGGTTTACACCCACTTAACATGACCAGATTCGACTCCGACTTCGGTGCTCTTTACTGGCCGTGGGTGAAGATGCGAGATACGTACAACCGTGTTGACGTATGGGTTCCACCGTCTGGTTCGGTTATGGCTACTATTGCCCGTAGTGACAATTTGGCCGAACCGTGGTTTGCACCAGCGGGTGTAAATCGTGGTATTGTTCCGGGTATTACTGACGTGTTTAGCCGCCCAACCTTGGAAGAGCGAGACACAATGTATGGAAACCGTAACTGCATCAATCCGATTGTCCAGTTTGCTGAATATCAGGACTTTATGATTTGGGGCCAAAAGACCCTACAGAGACGGCCAACCGCTCTTGATCGTGTAAACGTCCGACGTTTGATGTTCGTGTTGGAGAAGAGGATTAGAGCCGGATCGAAGGCTATGCTGTTCGATCCACATGACGATGAGTTCCATCGCAGATGGACTGTAATGGCTGCCGGTATCATGGAAGAAGTTAAGGCAGGCCGTGGTCTTCATGACTACATCATCGATGCGGGTTGGGATTTGAATACCCCAGACGTAGTTGATCGTAATGAATTCCGTGCAAGAATTGGCGTACAACCCACCAGGGCTGTTGAATTCATATTCATCGAATTCAGCATCCATAGAACTGGTAGCTTCAACGAAAGCACCGAACAGCCATACTATGGTGGCTAATAGTGAATTAAATACTTTCCCCGGCCCGCAAGGGCCGGGGAAAGTCCCTTTCATAAAGATTAGAGAACTAAGGAGATAATAATATGTTAATGGGAATTGGCAAGCTAGGTGGATCGAAACTAATCTTCAAGAGAAAGTTTCGTTGGACCTTGAAAGTGACAAATATTTGCGGCTCACAATCCGTTCCAGAAAGTTTTGTGAAAGTAGCCGCCAGACCCAATCTAAGTATTGAAGAAACTGAAATTAATTTCTTGAATGCAAAGACTTGGATTCCTGGTAAAGCAAGCTGGGAAACTATCACTATTACCTACTATGACGTAGCTGGCAGTGATAATATCGCTCTCTGGACTTGGTTAGCATCTGTGTATGATTTTACCAAGCCAGCCGAATTAAAGATGGGTGCAAGTCGTTCAAACTATGCCGGAACAGTAACACTAACCCTATGGGATGGTTGCGGTACTGGCCTTGAAGAGTGGGTTTTGAATGATGCATGGCCGCAAGCCATCAACTTTGGAGAATTGGATTATTCAAGCTCTGAAGAATGCACAATTGAAATTACACTAAGATACTCGAACGTCAAATACCAGAACCTTTGCGGAGCCAATCCTACGGCTTGCTGCGATGGTTGCTCGGCATAAGCCTCAAAATAGCTTGCCATTATCTCAGGTGTTTGTCGTGGAATTATGGTTAGGGGTGCCCTATTATATAGGGCACCCCTAATTCACACCTATCCAAAGGACGCAATCATATGGGTCGCCAAATGGGTTTAGATTTCGGTTTGGAGAAAAAAACCACCTGCTTTAAGCGCAAGTTTCGTTGGTTATTCAAAATACCAGATATATCAGCTAGTGGAGTCCAATCATTACCACCCACTAAAGCATCACGTCCTACGGTTAGTTTCAAAGAAACTCCTGTTGAGCATCTTAATGAAACCATTTATATTCAAACAAAACCAGAGTGGAAAACTCTGGATTTAACATTGATCGATCTTAAAAAGACTGGCAAGCACCCCATTTTTGCCTGGATACAGAGACAATACGATCCATGCAAAGGCAAGTGGTACAAGCCTCCGGGTAATAATGGACAATTCAAATTAACAGCCACACTCGAATTATATGATGGGTGCGGCAACACTATTGAAACATGGACACTTGAGAACGTATGGCCTCAAAATGCGAACTTTGACGACTTGGACATGAGCGATAGTTCATACCTGACCTGTAATCTCACCTTGAGATTTGATCGAGCATTTATTGACGATAACTGTTAATTGCGTGTTCGTTTCGATGGTAATTTCCATTTATAGGAAAAGCACGGCATATCACACGCACCGATGTAATCAAAAAAATCATGAACCACACTACGTTTTAGAGCCACTAATGTAGGTTGCTTGTGTGAGGATAGGTAAATGTGAAAAGACAATCCAATATTATTTAATTTAGAAATCAGCTTTTCGCAATCGTTCACAGTGAAGCCATTTGTGCAAAAGGTTATTCTCACATATGCATCTTGTATGTTTTTATACGAAATATATGAGGTAGAACCATCTCCGTAAAACCAATGTTTGATGGTCGTAGGATATAAGGCCAGACCATCAGGTACAATCTTTTTGCCTTCTGGATACCATATATCTCTAAATCCATCAAGGGATTTATCACAAGTAGAAACAAGATCATACGATTTACGACACCGATATCGTTTGCCACGAACCATTGTGAATTTCCTGTTGCACATTCGTATTCGCATATGTGGTAATGGCAAAATTGTACGCATGTAATCGATACAATCTTTTTCCGTACTCTTCAAGCTAAAATGCGCAGTGGATGCATTATAACTACGAAGCACAGACCCATCGCCCAACAAGCATCCTTCAATAATTTGATGATGCTCATCAGAGAGTGTTGTATTTGGCAAATTCATAGTTCTGCCTTCCGTTTTATTTCTTAACTTAACGCCGAGACTAATTAAAAGCCTATGAATCATCATGGCGTCTACTTGATACTGCATTGCCAATGTGCGGCACCCCATGCCAGATGCGTATCCATTAACAATATCAATAGCATATTTTTGAATTTTACTCATATCATTATATAGCTAGATGATACACAAAATATATAGGTTATAAATAATTTTAATCACTAATATCATTTTTAAGAATTTCTTTACATGCTATTAAGGCGTCTTCTAATTGTTTACCCTTCCATCCCAACACCCTACAAGCGCCTGATTTATTAAGTCTAGATTTTTTAGTGTACGTCTGTCGCTCATTGTTCAACAATCCATTAACCAATTCTTCATACCCGTTATCAATCAATTTTTGTATTAACTCATTTCTTTCTAAAGCATCAAATGTATTTCTGCTCATAACATCTCCTTTTATAATTTATTATACCATTAAATGATAAACTTACAAACCATTTTTGTTGCTTTCTATGGAACTACGAAACACAGTTATTTCTTTGCCATTTTTAATAATTGTTTGATGTAATTGTATCTGTAAAAAATCATGATATTTCTTCTTTAATTCATTGTAGTTTCTAGCGGTTCTGTATAATTGCCTAAAGTGATTTAGGATACATGTCGTCATATAATTGAAAGCTTTTCCTTTTTCTGGGTTAAACCGATCTATTTTTTCAAAGCAGATCATTACCCCCTCTTGGATTGCGTCGTCGGCATCGATAAGATTGAATTTTGCATAACGAACTATGTTTTCCGATAATGTATAGAATGCAGAAGCTAATTGTTGTTGTGATTCTTCGTAAGCGGCCAGCGCTTCTTGATGTCTCAATAGATTGCTGGCTAGTAATCTTTCGTTCCACACAGATTCAACTTTACGTTTATGTTTTCTACTTATGGTCTCTTTAATTTCTTCAATGATCAAACCATAACGATTTTTATACTTTTTAGATTGCTGAAAAGTACAAATGATAGTTTCAAATGCCCTATTATTAAGGTATTCTCGGCTCATAGACCCCCTTGGAAGTATGCGATGGCTATTATGTATATCTGATTCTCACTCCATTTTTGTTCACACATATCGTGCTATTTTTTCCAAACATACTTTCAATTCATTAGCATGAGGGCGGTACTATAATAACATATGTTAGACATTACAAGAATCATGCTGTCTATAATAGAGAATCCAAGGGCTAAAAAACCATATAGAGACATGTTGCAATATTATCGTTCTTTAGAAATGCGGCATGAAGCAGAGTCTATTGAGTCATTAATAGCAACTTTTTCAATCCATGAACACGACAACCCACCTGTTGATAAGCAATGATAAAGATACCATTGAGAATACGCTCAAATCTATCACCAAATTAAACAGTCAGATTTTAATTGGTGATTTGGGCAGCAACGATGGATCTATTCAAATATGTCGTAAATTAGGGGCTATTATCATACCATTACTGCTAGTTAATGATCGCAGTGTGGCCAAAAACCAACTATTGTCTCACAGTAAAACACGATGGAATTTTTATCTAGAACCTTCAGAAATATTATTAACTGGTCATGATGCAATCGTACATGCCACGGAATCTAACGATCTAGCTTCTTATAACGTACAATTAATGCGAGGGAATATCATTACCAAAGAAATTAGATTAACAAATAAAAAATTAAAGTTCTCAAATCCAATATATGAGAGTCTGGAAGATCCTTCGTCCATTGATCTTGAGGGTGTGGTGATATATGCAAAACACAAGCCAATAGCTTATAGTGACATGTCTAAAAGAATCGAGGAATGGAAAAGAAATCAGCCCACAGCCCATGAACCACATTATTATCACGCCTTTCTCTTACTAGAGCAGAAACAATATACAGATTTCATCAAAATGGCTGAGCACTATTTATTTCATAAGAAACAAGGAATGCCTGCTGTAATGATTCGATATTATTTAGCGATTGTGTATTTGTACGAGTTTAACGATGCTCCAAATGCAATTAAATACACTTTAGAGTGCTTAGCAACCAGACCATTGATGGCTGAGTTTTGGTGTTTACTAGGAGACATCTATTACAAGGCTGCTGAGTATCAGAAGGCCATAGCTTTTTACGAAAATGCTAAATTTCTAGGAGGCAAAAGGCTAAAGGCAGATAATTGGCCATTAGATGTTACAAAATACCAACAACATCCAGAAAGATTTATTGCTAGTTGCAAGAATATGCTAAATCAATCTAAACCAATAGTTTATACAAAAGAATGATTGTCAATATATGATATCAAGCTCGTTTATGATTACGGTAATGTCATCTCCATGCCTACAAGCGTCTAACTGTTTGCGACCCGGAGGTAGGGCACGTAATTTTACCTCTAGTTCATTTATTTTACAGTTAATGACAATCCAGTGATTTTGAGCGAGTTTCATCGCCTCTTCTTTTTCATCTGCAACCTGCCGGTTGGGAAAATATTGTTCCAGTTGTTTTTGACAAGAACTGAGTATCCTGCGAAACAATTGTGTCCCACATGGACCACAACCAGGATTGTGCAAATATTTTACTACATCATCAGTTAATTCTGGAGGGAGAGATTCTCTAAAGCGATTGTCTTTCATCGCCAACTTCACGTCCATCAGCCCAATCTTGTTCATGACCTTTCCTTTCTTTGAAATCTCTAGCTCGATCTATTGCTTCTTGTGGATTGTCTATTTTTCTTGGAATTACCCCTCGACCGCATTGAGGGCAACGAAACATCCGTGCTTGTTTAGTGGGTTTAGCTTCAGTTACTTTACCAGTTTCAGGATCGAATTTTGGGATGTTTGTTTGAATACTATTTCGTTTAATTTCATGCAACTTATTTACATCCGAACCATCTGTGATCATTTTCCAATTGCATATTTCACAATAAAAACGATACATTTTAATGCTCATTATTTATCCTTGTCTGGAAGCGGTCCCATCTCAATAATGCTTTTAGCCTGCAAATAAGTGAATACATAAGCTGCAAACAATGCAGTGATGCTACTAGCAAATCCACACATTATCACCGACCAAAGATTGTGACATATAAGGATATAACCACAAATCACTCCACACCAAAAACCAGAACATTGATGGCAGTCAACTACTTCTGATGGGACGACCGCTAACCATTGTAAAGTTTTAGTGTACCACATATCTTTAGGCAAAGGTTCCAACAATAAGAGTAGATTTTTAGAGGTCCATTTCATTAATCGTCGAAATGGATCGGCAACCGTACTGTCCACAACGACATGTGTCATTCCGGCAGCAGCCAGTAAAAACAAAATAAGTGCTTCCATATTTTATCTCCAAAAGGATATATACAAGTGATTCCCATCTCTGTATGAACTGAAGTTGGAAAACCCACCTATTGTATTTAGTTTGTTTTCTGCTTCTTCCAACGTACAGTCATAGTGTTTTGCGATATGATAATCCATTTTATCCACAGTTATACCCATACCAAAGTAAGATTCCATGATCTTTTTGTGTTCATCAGTAAGATCATTAAGAAAATCCATTAAAGACCGTAATCCTAAAGACCTAAGTGCAGGAACCCTTTTAGCCAAAGACCATTGGCTAAATAAATGATTAAATTCAGGAATGAGCAATTGTAGCTTTTTATCGTAAAAAACCAATTCCTCTACGTTTTGCAGATTTATAATCATTACACTATTATAGACATGAGGGACAAAAAATCATAGAGAACAAGGAGATTTAGAAATGGCAGACGAGACATTTAGACCACAAAAGAGACCGCTTGCATCTTCGCAAGTCAATACTCCAGACGAGGCATCCAGTGGTGTTCACAATCAGCTTGAACAAATGGCACAAATGAGAAAATCAATTGCAGAAAGCAGTGATGACGAATCCATGCCAGTATCGGAAGAGGGCGGTGTACAACTGCAAGGGCGTGTACCTCCTCAATTTCAACAGGCTCTAAAAAAGGTTAGACAAGAAACCATACAGACAGAAGAGGAGGAGTCTGATCCGCTCGCTCATCGTCAAAGACAAAGATCGCAACAATCACGCCGTCAAAATCTCACTAATCAACCTCCAGAAATGAGAGTGACCGGCAGCAATCGTCTAGAAGAGTTGTTAGCTGGTATTCAAGAAAAGGTGGGAGTGTATGAGATAGTACGGCTTCCATCTAGAGGCAGATTTTACAATGGTGCAGATGGTCCTACTGATGGCGTGCTGCATGTCCGCAGAATGACAGGTGAAGAAGAACAAATATTGGCCACGCCAAGATTCGTTCGTAAAGGACAAGCCATTAATATGATTTTCCAGAAGTGTATTCAAGAGCGAATTGATCCAGACAAACTTCTCACGGCCGACCGTACCTATCTACTAATTTTCTTGCGTGGTATTTCTTATACTCCAGATTACGATGTAGAAGTGAAATGCAGCAATTGTGAAGCTAAATTCGCAACGGTTATTGATCTTAATAGCTTGTGGTTAGATATGTGTCCAGAAGATTTCGATTTAGACGAACTTACCGGAACATTGCCTACAACTGGTTATAATTATCGTTATCGCTTGTCTAGAGGTGCTGACGAGACGCAAATGCAAGAGTATCGTGAGCGTAAAATGAAGGGCTTTGATACGGCTGGACAACCAGATGACACGTTGCTATATCGAACAGCCCAATTATTAGAAGATGTTGAAGGTTTGACCAATAAACATGAATTGTTGGCTTTGTTAAAGAGATTGCCAATTAGTGATGTGGCTCACCTAAGAAATCTAGTAAATGATCCGCCATTCGGAGTAGATACTGATATTGAAATCCCATGTCCTAGTTGTACATCGGAATTTACGGTAGATCTGCCACTAGAAGCAAATTTTTTCTTCCCCAGGAAAAAGACGATAACCCAAACTACGACCCCAGCCTAGAACTGTGGGAAAGTCTCATGGAAGAGAAGTTCTTTTTCCTATACCATTTACACTTAGATTCGAATGGCAGCATGACGATGCCAATCAACGAGCGAAAATGGATGATAGAGCGTTTTATTCAACAAAAAGAGCGTGAAAACCAAGCAATTCAAGCTGCTAAGAGCAAAGCAAAAACAGGTAAACACTAGGCGGAAATCCCCTTTCTTAGCCTAAAAGGAAAGCTGCCTCCGATAACTACTATCGGAGGCAGCTTTAACCTATAAGGAATAAAACATGGTAAAATCTAGAACCCAAAATCCAGTTGTTGGAGACATAGTACGTCTATCATTGTATACTTCTAGTTCTAACAATAGAGTGGATGTAACAACTAACACAGTAAACATATATTTTCTTGATCCTGCGGAAGTTGGTGAAGAAAATCCCGATGGTCGCAGATTGGTACAACAAATATTGTCAGACGAAATTACAAAGGTTCCCGATACTACTGGCGAGTATTATGTAGATGTAGAATTGATATCCGATCAATACGTAATCGGTCAATACGTAGACTCTTGGGATTGTCTATATCAAGGACAATCAGTAACACAAAGCAATCTTTGGGAAGTATATGCCAATTTATTTACAGCTACACCAACGCCTGTAGTGTACGGATTCCAATTTAGATTTAGACCTAATCGTCTGAGAATAGGCTCCAAACAATACTTAGTGATTGAAGTAGAACCAGATGTTCCATACGTATCTGATTTGGATAATTACTATTTGAAAATGGCTACAACTGCACCTTTGAAAATATACATTCAAATGGCCTGTGTGCCATGTATGCCTGAGGAGTCAGACCTCCGAATGGTAATAGAAGGTGAAGATATTACATATAGAGAAAATTGCCGTGCATATTATTTACTTGACACAACCGATATGGATTGTGGAGAATATTATGTATGGTTTGAAATGGCGTGTGGTGAAACACTACATGTATCAGATAAACAAGTTTTACAAATATTTCAATAGGAGAATTTATGGCATGCAAAAATTATTGGGACAAATTAGGAGCTAATGATGATGTTGAGTTAACTGGAAGTTTTGAAATCAGAGGTAAAGTTCCTGAAGCCTTCAGAAAAGAAGTTATCAATAGAAGAATGAAAACCGAAGCCAACAAAACTGAAGGTGGTAAGTTTACACCTCCAAAATCCAAAACCACAACTATTCATACTGCCAGCGGAAATACATTTGAACTTCGTGATAAAACTGTAACTCCTAAAGATACAGTTCCAATGGGCGGGTCTGAAAATCCTCTGTTTCAAAATACGGTTTTGCCAAGAGCATTTAGATTCTTAATAGAATCTCCTACCCATCCTAAGCTTGCTTACTACATCAAAAAAATGGATGTTTATTATGTGGGGAAGAAATTGATGCTGGAAATATACGATACGGTAGATGCCGTAGGATTCAATTGGATAATGGACACTGGCAATGTGCTGAAGCAAATCATGCTTGACGGTTGTGGTTGTACACTTTATACTGTTACCTATAAGCACTTGAAATTAACAGACCATAAACTTTCTTGTGATTATTCAGATAGTAGTTTACCAATTCATCATTGTATGCTCACGTTCGAGGAGATGACCAGGGTATGAACCAAGATTACAGTAAAATTGCCGGTGTGATTTTTTGGCCGCTTAAAAAACATTGCGACGATAGAGGGTGGCTAATAGAACTTTGGCGAGCTGATAATGTATTAGAACAAGATTTGCCAGAAATGACTTACATAAGCATGACGCTACCTGGAGTCGTTCGTGGCCCCCATGAACATCAAGATCAATCTGATCTGTTTTGTTTTATAGGCCCAGGTGATTTTGAACTACATTTATGGACAAAGCCAAGTTTATCTGGGACGCCGTAAAACCCCTACAATCCGAAGGATTGTTTGCTCTGTGAGTGAGGGAGTGAGCGTAGCGAACGACTGAATGAACAGGGCAAACCTCTTTAGGGTAGCGGGATGTAAGGCGTCATAATGTAATTTAGTTAGACCTACACTGAATAATTCTGGTTTAATGTCTTCCCCTCTAAAACGGCTAAAAACCATTC